AACTTTTTAGTTAATAATATTGGTAAAAACTATACCTATGATACATCTTATTCTAATATAACAATGAATTTAGTTGCTGGTGGTCAAAAATCATATCATGCATCTGTTAAATATGTTAAATCGGTAACACCAGCTCAAAAATAATTATAAAAAAATATATTTTATAGAATCCACCATAAGGTGGATTTTTTTTTTACTTAAAAAAAACTGAACTTATATTTATATGTGATATGGCAAATGGTATAACATATGGTATTTCGTTTCCTTTTGTGGATTCATTCACTGGAAGGTATTTAGATGTTACTAACTCAACTGAAGGGGAAATTAGGGCGAACTTAGTTCATTTACTTTTAACAAGAAAGGGAAGTAGATATTTTCTACCCGATTTTGGTTCAAGGTTATATGAATATATATTCGAACCCTTGGATGGACCAACTTTTTCAGATATAGAATCTGAAATCCAAGACTCTATAAGAACGTATATGCCAAACTTACAAGTTACAAACATTACCGTTGAGCCGGCATCTGCTGGTTTAGAAAATAAAGGAGACACCATAAACCAATATGGTGAAAGAGAATTTAGAGTAACCAACATTGCAAATTTGGAACATACCGCAAAAATAAAAATAGATTACAGAATTACAGACTCGGCTTTTGAGTCACAAGATTTTGTCATAATCAATATTTAAAGTTATATGGCAGAAAAAAAAATATCCTATACCGTAAGAGACTTTCAGGGGGTTAGAACTGAACTTATCAATTTTACAAGAACTTATTATCCTGATTTAGTTCAAAATTTTAACGATGCTGGAATTTTCTCAGTGATGATGGATCTAAATGCTGCCGTTACTGACAACCTTAATTATCAAATAGATAGAAGCATACAAGAAACCGTATTACAATTTGCCCAACAAAAAAACTCAATATATAATATTGCAAGAACTTACGGATTAAAAGTTCCCGGTCAAAGACCGTCTGTTGCTTTAGTTGATTTTTCAATCACCGTTCCTGCGTTTGGTGATAGAGAGGACCTTAGATATTGTGGAGTTTTAAGAAGAGGATCGCAAGTTAATGGTGGAGGACAACCTTTCGAAACTGTATATGATATTGATTTTGCATCACCGATAAACGCTGAAGGATCACCAAATAGAGTTAAAATACCAAACTTTGATTCTAGTGGAAAATTATTAAATTACACAATAGTCAAAAGAGAAGTGGTCGTCAACGGAATAACAAAAGTATTCAAAAGAACAATCACACCGAATGATGTTAAACCGTATTTTGAATTATTTTTACCTGAAAAAAATGTGTTAGGAATTACAAGCGTTCTTTTGAAACCCGGAACTCAATATTCGACAATACCAAACCCACAAGATTTTTTAACAATTGGTCCTGAAAGATGGTTTGAAGTAGACGCTTTGGTTCAAGACAGAGTGTTCATTGAAGATCCGACCAAGGTTTCAGACCAACCGGGAATTAAAGTTGGAAGATATATAACAACATCAAATAAATTCATTTCTGAATTTACACCTGAAAGTTATTGTAAATTGACATTTGGTGGTGGTAACATTTCGGCAGAAGAACAATTAAGAGAATTTGCTCGTGATGGTAAAGGATTTGATTTAAGTAGATATACGAACAATTACGCAATGGGAGCCGCACTTACCCCTAATACGACATTATTTATTCAATATAGAATAGGTGGTGGTTTGGCAAGTAATATTGGAATCAACACAATTAATCAAATTGGGACCGTTTCATTTGCGGTAAATGGACCATCAGAGACAGCAAATAGAAGTGTAATCAATAGCTTACAATGTAATAATGTGACCGCAGCCATCGGAGGTGCAAATCCACCAACAACCGAAGATGTTAGAAACATGGTTTCATTTAATTTCGCAGCTCAAAACAGAGCGGTAACCGTGAATGACTACAACTCAATTTTAAGAACGATGCCGGCACAATTTGGGGCTCCAGCAAAAGTTGCGATTACAGAAGAAAATAACAAAATACGAATTAAAATGTTGTCGTATGATGCAAACGGAACTTTAACAAACGTTGTGTCAAACACATTAAAACAAAACGTGGCCAATTACTTATCAAACTACAGAATGATAAATGATTACATTTCTGTTGAAGCGGCAGAAACAATAGATCTTTCTGTTGTTGTTGATGTGGTATTGGATAATAGTCAAAATCAAGGAGCGATAGTTGCAAAAACAATTCAAATAATTGGAGACTTCTTCAACCCCCTTGTTAGAGAACTCGGTCAAAACGTTAATATTTCAGAGTTGAGAAGACTAATACAGGCGGAAAATGGAATTGTTAGTATATCTGATATTCAGTTCTTTAATCAAGTTGGAGGACAATATTCATCATCACAAACATCGATGCCATATTCAGATCCTTTAACAAGACAAATTAGACCAACCGCCGACACTATTTTTGCAACACCAACACAAATATATCAGATTAGATACCCAAATAAGGATATAAATGTTAGAGTTCTTAATCTAACATCGGTTAATTTCTCTTAGTGATTTATTTTTTTGTAATCAAGTGTATTTTTCTATGAAAATGGGAAATAAACTATTTATGAAAAAAACCGAATTAAATGCCCAAATCATATAGAATAAGAACCCAAATTGGGGTTGATAAATATATAAACGTCAATTTAGAACAAGATTGGGAGCAATTAGAAATACTTTCTTTGAAGATCTTGGCAAACGACGTTTATACGAGATTTTGTGCCGATTACGGAGTTGTAACAGGTAGAGTATTTGTAAATAATGGGTTTGGTTTACCAAACGCCAAAGTATCGGTATTCATTCCTTTAGAGCCTGCAGATGAATTGGATCCTGTGATTACAGAATTATATCCATACAAAACAATCACCGACACAAATGAGGATGGTTATAGGTATAATCTACTTCCTAAATTGCCGTCATATAATGGACACGTTTCAACAGGATCGTTCCCGAACAAAGGGGATGTTTTAATGGATGGATCATATATCGAAGTATTTGACAAATATTATAGATTTACGGTAACAACAAATGAAAGTGGTGACTTTATGATTTTTGGAGTTCCTGTTGGAACACAAACAATCGTTATGGATGTAGATTTATCCGATATTGGTTGTTTTTCATTATCACCACAAGATTTGATTAGACAAGGTTTGGCGACTGAAACTCAAGTAAATGGTGCGAGATTCAAATCATCTACCAACTTACAAGAACTACCACAAATTAAAAACTTAATTTTTGATGTGGATGTTAGACCTTTTTGGGGTGATAATGATTTATGTCAAGTTGGAATTACTAGAGTAGATTTTGACCTTACTAAACAGGCTAATTTAACAATAGAACCAACGGCAATATTTATGGGTTCTATCATCTCAACAACCGATGATGATGCCTTAAAAGTATCTTGCAAACCCAAGAATAATACAGGTAACTTATGTGAAATAATTGCGGGTCCTGGTGAAATACAAGCAATTAGACAAACTATTTTCTCGGACACAAATGGATTACCTATCTTGGAAAGATATCAGATTGAGGAAGATGGAAAAGTAATTGATGGTGATGGAACATTTGTATTGAACGTCCCAATGAACTTAGATTATGTTTTTACAAACGAATTTGGTCAGTTGGCAATCTCAAATGATCCGAAAGTTGGAGTCCCAACTAAAGCGAAATACAGATTCAAGTTTAGATGGCAAAACGAACAAGGACTTCAGAATAGTTTTATGAGGGCCGATTTTTTGGTTCCAAACATTAAAGAATATGGGTGGACTAACTCATCAAACGATCCATTTGATCCTACTTTGATTGGAAGTTATAATTATCAATTACCTGCCGGTGTTACAACAGGAAACACCGTAGTGTTTCTAACACAAGAAGGTTTATCTAATCCGCAGACAAGTAACGTAGAGTCTTTTCAAATATTAATTAATGGATCCGTTTATATTGGATCTTTGAATTCAATAAATCTTAACGTTGGGGATACTATACAAATTATTGCAACTCCAATAGATTCGACACAACCACAAGATATTACTTTTACTCAAATACCGGCTCAGTTGTTTGATGTATATAAATCTTATGCTTTCAGCACTGATTGGGACGATTATGTAAATGTCCAAGACGCGATTGACTGTGAAGACACCTTTTATGAATTTGGGTTCAATAAGGTATATACTACCGCGATGTTTTTAGACAGATATAAAAAAGGTATCGGTAGAGGAAAACATTTGGGAATTAAAGAAATTGACAATAGAAGCTGTAAATCAACGGTAAACACTTTTCCGGTAAATGATATAATAAGAAATTTCGATTTTATATTCTTTGTTGTGAATTTATTATTAAACATTTTGGCATGGCCAATAATGTCTTTGATATTTGTAATTCACATTGTGGCTGCAATATGGCAGTTAATTAGAACTATAGTAAACGCGATAAGAAGAATCTTTAATATCAATATACCTGAAATACCAGGGTTTCCAAGAATTGGATTACCGATGATTGCTTATCCCGATTGCACAAGTTGTGAATGTGATTGTGGTATTAATGAAGATCAAGATACAGGAAATCAAATACAAGCGGCTACTGATTATAATAATGGGGCTGGTGATTTACCATATACCGTGACTTTGACTACAGTTAACACTCTTATTGCCCCTGTCAATAGTGCAAACCTTTATAACATTACACACCCCAATTTATTAAAACTCGCAGATGGGAGCGAACCATACGATTGTGGATTTGGATATGGTGGAAATTATGAATCTTTCGAAACATTATTAAATAATAACGACATATCTTTGGATGTAGTGGTTCAGGCTAGTCTAGATTTAAAAAGAACCATATCAGGATATGACGTGTTGTCTTCCAATAACCCAAATAGACTTTTCAATAACGAGTTTTATTTATTACATGCACCACAACCTTTCTTGTGGGCGGCAGAAAAAAAGGGAGCTTCGGCCGATAGAAGATATTTTGCATATCCTTTGACCGACACTTTTCCTCAAAAACTAAATGAATTCAATACTCGAGATAAGTATTTTACAGGTAAAAATAGAATATCGACATGGGTTAATCCCTCAATCAATACAAATCAAGCAAGTGCTACATTTAACGACCAAGTAGTCGTTGTTCTTATGAACGCAGGTGCAACAAGTTCTATTGGTGTAGGAAATTTATGCACCTTCCAAGATCCAAATTATACTGATTCAGGATCAACAAATAGATTGTCTAATTTAACAGGAGGAACTT